CAGTTCGAATGTAGCGCCGTTACCCATGGCGCTGAACATTTCCCATTCCCTCAGAGCACCTTCAACCATTCCGTGAGTGGTTCTCACTGCATCCAACAACCTATACCAGGTTGGGTCGAACGATCGCTGGCCTCTGTCAGGGTGATCCCCGAGCAGGAGCCAGACGAGCGCTGACGTCATGCTATTGCTAGCATTTCGTACGTCGACCGTTGCATCGCGTCCGTCAATGGACGCTTTTCGAGCCAACTCTTGGTTGATACCCTGGTCGTTAAGAATGATACCCGCTTGTTTAAGGCGAGTCCTTAGACAGTAACCCCCGGCCAGTTGGAGCATGACGCTCATCCCCGGCTGTATGAGGATCACTCGACCAGTCCGAGCGTTCTTGGGTACAACGCTCACTCTGTCATACTCCCTAAGTACTAGGAGTTGCGTAGGGTCAAAGCAGCTGTCAAGTTCAAACGCCCACATGGGGCGAGATCGCAAGACTTCCACTGCAAGACCGTAGGCAGCAGAGTTTACGTGCTTACGTTCCGTTAGCTTCTTCACGAGCAGCAGCTCTCCGCTGTGCTCGGCTGTAGCCTTCGGTCCGAACCGAAGTCCTTCCTCGAACAGGTTCCAGTCGAACGGACCCAGAATCTCCACAGCTTTACGAGCCGCCGAACGAAGTATCCGGCGGACGCGGGCGCTAGCCCGAGTGGGGGTCTGGAGCCGATCATTGGTTTTCCTGTTGGCTGCCTCAGCCTCCTCCAAGGAGTCGAGAGCAGCCTTCGTGGTGTCAATCCCAAGTTCCCACCCAGGGTACTTCCGGAGGACCTCCTTCAAGAGGTACTTTTCCCGGAACTGGGCTGCGTCCAACGCAGGGAATCCTTGCTCTAAGATAGCCTCCCCGTTGGGGAGTGTTGGCTCGCCTAACGACTGAGCCAGCCAATTAAAGAGCTCCAAGGGATCGACAGGACTCCGCAACCGGTCGCTAAGACCATGATGCCGACTTTTCTTTGCCATGGGAGTATACTCCAGATGCGATAGAAGACACAGACCAAACAGACAAGTCTGGCTGGCCTGCTCGGCAGCCCGTGAGGGCAACCAAAGCGCTCGGGACTACATAGGGTTCTACCCCTAGTAAGCCTGATCACCGTCTTCAACGTAGGCCCGAACAAGGGCAGAGTTAATGGCATTCGCCGTAAGCGTGGCCAGGTTGTCGCATAGCTGCGTCGACCAGGTCACCGGCACCACGAACTCCACCTTGGACAGACCATAGTCCGCCACAGCGTCGAAGTCGACACCGTCCACGGTCTTGGTTACGACCCGGCTGAGCCGGAGGTTCAGAGGGATACGGCGAACCCGCTCGTTCTCCTTGAGGGAGATCGAGATGGTCCCACGTCCCGGAGGGAAGTCCTCGGTGACGTCGTCACGGTACGTGGCGACGCCCTCGCGGCTGATCCCCTTAGGGGTGTAGGTCCGTTCGACGGGCGTATCCTCGCCATCGTAGATGGCAATAGGTGCATTCTCAGGCACTTGTGTTCTCCAATGGCCTTGTTAGGGCCTTGATTACGGGAGGGTTATGCCGCATATTTCAGCGACGGTAGTTCGCGCGCCGGCCGAATAAAGCTTGATCGATCAGAGCGATCGTATCAATCAGCCGAAAACCCATCAGATCCCGGATCATGTCCGGGTGGGGAACCAAACTAGGCACGGGTTGTGATTCTTTCCAACGGATGAAGACGTGAGTCTTTGCACCGCAGAAGGTGTCATCTCGTCCCTTGTCAAGGAGCCTATCTTGGCCTTGTATGGCCATCCACGGCTCCGCCCAGTCGGTTGACTTCGCGTTAAGACTGATCGAACCATCGAGGTATTTCAGACCCAGTTGGGCTGTCCAGCCCTCCAGAAAGTCTGACACGCCAAGGAACCAATCAACCACGAAACTAAATGGTTGGAGTTCCCAGGCAAGGAGAACAGGGTCGAGCACCCCCAAGTCGACTAGTGATAGGTACCTGTCGGTCTCTACCATGTAGTCGTACCGGGCTCGCATTCTGCAAGATGCCCAACCTCTCCGTCGTTGTCTCACCACGAGACCCGACGCGATGGTGCGGTCAATCCAGTCCTCGTACTCGTCGTCGTGCTCTTGCACCTTGACGACGTACAGCCACATGCTGTCGTAACACCCATTCTGCGCCTTATCGAGGGCGCCAGAAATAGAATAGATGTCATTGAGCAGCGGGCGGATTCCATACCGCCACTCGAGCCAGACATCAGACAACGGTCTTTTGAGGCGTCGGGCAAGCTGGACCATCTTTGTTAAGTGGCCATGCTTGATATCCCGAACTATACCTAAGATCGTCTTCAGATGGTTATTCACCATCCGATACGTCTGTTTCCATTCACCAGCCGTTTCAGCGAGGTTCATCGTACGTCCTTTAAGCTTCTTTAGAGCTTTTGTCCGCACGTGGTCTCTCAACGACGTTTGAATAGAAGATCCGGCATATGGCATAGTCGAGGTAGTGCCCCACTTCCAGGTGGAAATCAGGTTGAACGGGTAAGCGAAGTACGTGTAGCAGTAGTAGACGCCCGTTTGCGGACGCCACTGCCACGACGACAGCTCATTGCCCATTCGCCAGCTCGTCTTCCTATAGTAGGACGAGTGGTTCCTGAATCCTGGGGGGTACCCCGGCAAGTACAGTCTCGGGTTCACATGGGTTTTATCCCTAAAGTGTTCCCGCCCCTCCCACGTTACTGTCGCGGGAATGAGGTAGCCAGGCCACGAGCCGCATGTGTGAATCCTATAGTACGGATTCAGCGACTGGGTCGACGCCTCATTCACGGATGTTACCGTGGTTCTCATAGCCGCGCGAATCGAACGTTGCGGTTAACTACGCCTTGGCCACATACCTGTGGTTGCACACGCCCTGCAAAAGGCGTGACATGGCCACGCGGTTCGGGTTGCCCCCGAGACCGCGCATCTCTGCCTGCCACTCCACTCCCCGAAGCCTCGAGGGCGACGGAGAGGAAGTGACAGACAGGACCTGGGAGAATCCCCCGTCGGGGAAACTGCCTTCGCCGGCTGGCCAGCCGGAATGCGTAGTGGGCACCAGAACGGTGCTGCAGCACGGAGCGTCAACTACCCTAACCGGGGTTGACACGAGCCTAGTAGTGGCTAGCCACTATCTCGCTCAGCCTAGATAACCACCTGCTTGCATGTGGTTATGGAGACCGCATCCTACGTGATGCCGAAGACCCGGAAATTCCGG